ATATGATAAAACCGCCCTCATCGTTGCGGTGGCATCCTGATCTAAAAGAAAACGAACCATTGTTTCAATGTTTTGAGGCGTATCAGTATATTTATGCTGCTGGTTCGATTCATGCGAGTTAGAGAGCATCATAGCAAACAGAAAAGCGACGAATGCGATTACTGATGCATCCGAGAATTTACCTGATTTTTTGGAACGCCTTCTTCTTGCCATGGTTATAACTCCGGGCTGATGGAACGAACGACGCGGCCTAAGATGCGCACTTTGTATTTGTTTATATCGGATTGAGATAAATAAAATGTTTCATATTCCCTGTTATCCGGGATCAAATCAAAGCCGCCGTTTGCGGTTCGGTGTATCCGTTTGATCGTTTCCGAATCGTTTATATCAGCGACAATAATATTTCCGTCTTCCCATGAATTACCAGGTACACAAATCAGGTAATGCCCAGGCGTCAGTGTCGGAAGCATGCCGTTTCCAATTGCCATAATTCCAACAATTTCACGTCCATACCGTGATATATATGACGTAGGTACCGGAATATATTTGATAATGTTGTTTTGTTTTCCAATGCCGCGAATAGAAAAAACGAGCGGTATCATAACTTCCTGAGTTTCTTTCGGTTTCGTTATATACGCTGTTTCTTCTTCGTTTAATTCTTTAGCAACTTGACGGCCTAATATTGTATCTGTTGAGACATTGTAATAATCCGACAATTTCAGCAATACATCAGGATTCATAGAGCGTGCACCTGTTTCATACTGCCCATACGCGGAAGTCGAAACACCTAAATATTCCGCGACTTTTTGCTGTGATACACCTTTAGCTTTTCTTAGCGATTTTAATAAACTATTCATTTCGGCTCCCTTCTTAAATTCTATAACACATTTTGTGTTAATAATGATAATTATAAAAATTATCACAAAGCGTGTTATTAACTTGACTTAACACAAAATGTGATTAAAATAAACTATGTAATACAACGAAATGTGATTAAACACATATTGAGGAATTTGAGGAAATAGATGAGACTAAAAGAAATCAGAATAGAAAAAGGCATGTCGAGGGAAGAGTTAGCGAATAATGTCGGTTTAGGTGCGACTGCTATTACAAATTACGAAAATGGTCTTCGCGAACCAAAAATCGATACGCTGATAAAACTCTCTGACGTTCTTGGTGTTACCGTTGATGAATTAATCAGAGAAACAACACAAGAGGAAATTCCGGCATGAGTATTCAGCAGGGAAGCCTTTTCCAGGCATTCGACTGGTGCGGTTTTGGTATCGCGGAATGTTTGATCAGCGTCAAAGACAGCCGCACCGGCCTGCAATTTGACGAAACTGTTTACATGCCGAAGAACACAGCGACGAAACCGTATGCCGCGAAAGTGCTGGGAGAGTACGGTTACAGCGTCATTAATTTTGAGGTCATCGACAGTACCTACGGAACCATCGGCTGGAAGCCGTTGTTCAACGCAATCAAAAATGAAAGGAGATCAACAAAATGAAAGATTTGACGGGAAATTACACACCCGGCACCAGAACCAGGGTGAGGGAAGAAAACGAACTCTGGAAGCTGATTTTGACAATCGTGCTGCTGGCGATCCTGTTCACCGTTGCCGGACTGGTGAAAGGAATCCTGTAATGGGATGCACGAATGTCATCAGCATGGCTGCCGTGGTTCCCGATCCGTGCGAACAGGAATGGGAACGGGTGACGGTGGACGGCCTTGAAATCATCCTGAAAGACTGGAAAGCCTGGATGTTCCACGCCTTCAAGGTTTTGAAAGGAGAAAAGGCCGCGATCGAAAAAATGTATTTCGCTTTCGGGCCGGAGCTTTCGGAAGCCCGGGAAAAGCGGAAGCGGACGGAGGAAATAAAAAACGCTTACAGTTCCAAGGCTGTAAGCGAGTCAGTCACCTTGCTCAGGTGAAATCCCTTATCCAACAAGGATTTTACCACGATCTGAAGATCAAAGCAAGGGAAAATGCAGGAAGTTTATTTTGATGAGGATGAGTATTTGAGGAATTTTCGCCACCCGATCGGAATTATTTTGATGCCGAAGGTAAAGCTGGAAAGCATCACGGATTCCACCGGAAAGAAATACACGGAAATGCTCACCTACGATTTGAAGAGAATCCTGCAAAAGCTCCTGTACCTGAAAGGGAAAGAAGAGGAACCGAATGAGGAAATTGACGAAAAAATCAGAGCCGTCATTACGATCCTCTTTTTCCGAAAATTCAAACGGTTCGGGAAACAGTTATCACCGGACCCCTTTACAGGAAGCTGTTTATAAATCGGCTGCACCGCTTCCGTGGCGGCGATGAGCAAACCCATAAACGCCAAAAGTGGATTGTTTAAGCTCCTCCGAAGTAAAAACCAATATCAATGGAAATGTGCCACGGCATTTCCATTCTTTTGAAAGGTAAAAAAAATGGATCAATGCGAAGGGGAAAAATCAATGCTCAAACCATGGATCAAGCTTTTTACTGATATGCTGGAAGATGAAAAGTTTTACTATATGAGCGACACGGACCGCTCCGTGTTCTTTGCGCTGCTGCTGTGCGCTGGGAAGAACGATCGAGACGGGTTGCTTTATGATGACCGGACACTTTATAAAAAGTGCTGGAACTTCCTGAATGAGATCACAAAACCGCGCTTCTGGAAATCCGTGCAGAAGCTGATCGACGCTGAAATCATCGAGCGCAACGATGATGGCATCCTGGTGATGAAAAATTTTGCAAAACGGCAGGCAATGTCAAAAAGCCGCAAAGAAATCAACCAGGAAAATTATCAAAAAAATTCTTCAAAATCTGATGAAAAATCAGAAAAAAAATCTTCAAAAAAATCTGAAAATTCAGCAAAAATTCAGACTGACTTAAGTCTGAAAAATGATAAAAATTCAGACTTAAGCAGGTCTGAAAATAATGAAAAATTCAGACCTGAAAATGCAAAACTTAAGTCTGAAAATTCAGCGAAAATTCAGACTATAGAGGAAGAGAAAGAAGAAGAGGAAGAATTAATTAACGGTGAAAATAAATTTTCACCGTATGGCGCGGAAAAGGGCGGCGGCAAAAAAAGCGGCAAAGAAAAACGGCAGAAACTGAGCCCGGACCAAAGCGAATACTGGCAGTGGGCTTTCGGTCCCCGTGCGGAAATGGCGGAAGCTTTTTACAAAATCGCAGGGGTTCAGCCCGTCGGAAAAGAGTTTGGACGCTGGCAGAATGACCTCAAAGATTTTGAGGAAGCGGGCATCACGATCCCGCAAATGGAAGCCGCAGTCCGCAAAATTCGAAAAGAAAAAAAGTACCCGATCAAAAGCCCTGGAACCGTTTTTACCGAAGCAAGAAACATTGCCGCACTGCAAAAAAACGGGACTGAAATTCTTGAAAATTCCGGTCAAAGCTGGAGTGAAATTGCCGCAGAAATTTCAGCGGAAATCGCGGGAAATTCTGTCGAAAAACTGTCAGAAAAGGAGCTCGCTTTACCATGAAAAACAAAATAAAATGCGAACTTTTCAATGACAATTTTCAGAATTTCAAAGGCTACGGAATTCCAAAAGCACAGCTTGTTATCGCTGATATTCCGTACAACATCGGCACGAATTTTTACGGATCAAATCCTGTCTGGTATGTGGATGGAGATAACAAAAACGGTGAAAGCAGTAAGGCCGGAAAAGCCGCATTTCTCACCGATTTTAACTTCAACATCGCGGAATATTTTCACTTCTGCAACAGGCTTTTGATCAAAGAACCGAAGGAACGCGGAAAGGCTCCCTGTATGATCATTTTCTGTGCTTATCAGCAACAGAACATGGTTATTGAACTGGCGAAAAAACACGGATTCCAGAATTATATTCCGCTTGTTTTCATCAAACCGACGTCACCACAGGTCCTGAAAGCAAACATGCGGATCTGCGGAGCGACGGAATACGGTCTGGTTCTGTACCGGGACAAGCTGCCGAAATTCAATAACAACGGCAAGATGATCCTGAACTGGTTTGAATGGGAACGAGATTACGGCATCCCGAAGATTCACCCGACGCAGAAGCCGGTGAAGATGCTCCAGCGGCTAATCCGGATCTTCACCGATCCCGGTGATGTGGTGATCGATCCCTGTGCCGGGAGCGGTTCGACACTTCGGGCTGCGCATGACTGCGGACGGAATTCTTACGGGTTCGAGGTCAGTAAGCAGATGTATAAAAAGGCAGTTTCGGAAATGCTTGATTTTGACAGCCAGCCTGCATCGCTTTTTGATTTTGCGGAAATCAGCGCGGAAAAGGAGCCGGTTTTATTATGATGAGCATTGAAGAAATCGGCTTGATGCTTGATATGCTGGAAGCCAATTACGGTGAAAGTTTTTACCGGGGAACCAACAAAAAAAATGTACTGAAAACCTGGGCGGTTCAATTCGCACATGATGATCCGAAAGAAGTTGCGGAAGCCGTGCGGACGGTGATAAACACCTGTGAATTTCGTCCGAACATTTCCCACATCCGCCGGGCAATGGCTGCCGCGAAAATGGAAGGTCAGCTCACAGAGATCGAGGCATTCCGGCTGATCAGTGAGGCGGTGAATAAAACTTACGGGTGGGAAAGTGCGGTTGCTGCTTTCAATGAGCTGCCGCCGATCCTGCGGAAACTTACGGGGACACCGAACATGCTGCAAGCGTGGGCAAAAGTGGATGCAAAGACCTTCCAGAGCGTGAATATGTCAGCGATCCGTGCCAGCTACAAGGAACTGAAAGAACAGGAAGCGGAATATTACGCACTGCCGAAAGACCTGAGGGAATCCCAGCAATGGCGCATTGCGGCACCGGAAGTCCTGGCACTGCCAGAAGCGAAACATGAGCGGACCGTGAGCGAAATGCTGGATGACATGGATCGATTTGCGAGGGAATACCGCGAAAAATATTCGATGACTGCCAATCCGGCATATGATGACCGGGTTGCTGCTTTCCGGGAACCGCTCACCCCGGAAGAACAAAAAATCATTGAGCGGAAAATGAAGGGGATCAAAGAAAATGAGAACGAATAAGGAATGCCGGAACTGCTGGTTTTACTGTCATAGGGACAGCCGCTGTTATGCAGGCGGGGTCATTTTTGATATCACCGGGACGAATAATTCCGGTTCCGGGGTAACCGTCCCCGATGCTTATTCAAAAGAAGTTTCGCCGGATGGTTTCTGCTTCCGCTGGGCTTTTGATGGGCTGGAGGAATGGGAACGGGAAGAAATCGCTGCGGAGGCTGTCGCATGAGCATGAAAGAGCAAGAGATCAGTGACCGGCGATACATCCCGGAGATGCCGAACATAACAGTACAGGAATCTTTTGACCGGATATACAACCAGGCGAATGGTTTCCTGAACGGGGAAAAACGGAGAGGCATCGAAAACGAGGCTTATAAATCCGCGCTGGAAAAGCTGGATCACGAAGACCGGAAGAGGATCAATCAGGTGATCCAGTCTGTCAGCAACGACCGGGTAATGATCAACATGGGGCCGACTGCGGCCCGTGAACTGCTGGCAAAGCTGGGAATCTGGCTGATCAAGGCGGGTGCTGCTATCGGGGGTAAGAGGTAGAGTGATTTGAGATCGTTCCGTTGAGGATGTACCTCAGACGGTTTATCGGGAAAAAAATAATAAAAATCTTTAGAAAGGTGTCGGAGATACTCCGCCGACGTAAAAAGAACAGAAATGTTTCGTTTCACAAAGATTTTGAGTTAATTGCTTTACGAAAAAAGGGTGTGTCCCGAGCCCTTTTTTATAAAAGGAGAGCTGGCAGATGAGTATGCTAAAAGGCACGATCATCAAAAGTGATGAGGAGAAACACCGGAATACCTACCGCGTTTATTTGACTGATGATGAATTGAAAAAAATCTGGGAAATGGCGGGGCATTATGAAACGGGAAATGCTGTGATCACCCGGAAAATCATCAACGCATTTTATGAAATTTGGAAGGATATGAACCAGAATGAAAGGATTGGATTATGGATGAAATACTGAAAAAGAACAAGGGGCAAGGAACAAGGAAGAAAGATGAACACTGCTGCCTGACCTGCCGTCATCACCGAGGCGATGAAAGCGGTAAGTGTTCCGTCTACATCTACGAAAACTGCTGGCGCATCCGCAATGAACCGAAAGACAATGACCTGTCAAAAGGCTGTGACCTCTGGGAAGAAAAATGAAAATGGATTATTCAGGGCGCGAAATGAATAACGAATTATACGGATTCACTATTTACAAACCGGGAGGAAGGGGGACGATCCATTTGACGATCAGGACGCGGGTGCTTGGTATTTCGGCTGCTGCCTGTGAGGTCCTTGGTTCGGAATATGTGAATGTGTTTTTGAATGAAAAGAAGCACCGCGTTATGGTGAAGCGGGCTGATGCGGAATTCCAGAACGTGATGAGAATTTGTGTTTCCGGTAGTTCCCGGGTGGTTGGGAACGCTGAACTGACGGGAATCCTCCGTAAGTGGTTCGGCGATAAAGCTGTGATTCAAGGTTACAAAGCGGGAGACGGAATCTTGATTTTTTATAAGGATGCCGTCACGTTTGATGAAGAAGGAAGAAGGAAGAGGGAAGTGTGATGACGGAAGAGGAAAGGAAGAATGAATTCATAAGTTCGGTCGTAAAGAGGGAAATGATTTGGTGTGGTGAAATCAGTTATGAATTGATCGATGCTGAACCGATGACGGCGGCAAACATAATACATGCCGAAATCCGCGCCAAAATTGAGCTGGAGATCGATAAGATCATTGAGCGACTGATAGGAAAACTGGAGCCGGTTTTTTACAAAGACCTCCCTGATCGGATGAAAGCGGAACTGGATAAATACATGTGGCTGCAATCATTTGAACAGGTCGAATATAAGGGCATGCGTATTTATGCTATGAAGGGGCCTCGTGAGCCGTGGGAATATGAAAAAGTTTACCGCAAAAGACCTGTGCTGTGTAATGAAAAAAGGAAGGATGAAGAATGAAGGATGAAGAGGAAAGAATAGCTGAGAGGATCAGAAGTTTAAAGAAGCTGGCCGATTTTGGGAAAAATCCGCACGAAAGGGAAGCTGCTCAAAAGTTATTTGAAAGGCTGGTGCGGAAACATGGTTTTGATCTCAGTTATTTTGATGGAGAGGAAGCGGAAAAGTGGGAATTCCACTTTCGCACTGCTGAAGAAGAACGGCTGCTGCTTCAGGTTGCGGCAAAAGTGCTGAACACAGGAAAATTATCAACATGGAGCCGGATGCGAAATGGCAGGAAGGTTTCCAATGAGATTTATATAGAGTGCACAGGGAAGCAGAAAACAGAGATCAATTTTCTTTTTGATTTTTATAAGGAATTGTGGAAAAAAGAAAAAGAAAAGATGATGCAGGCTTTCATTCAGAAGCACGCAATTGCTCCCGATCCGGAGCCAGGGAAAGAGGAAAAAATGTCTGCTGAAGATATGCTTGATCTTTTGAAAAGGATGTCGGCATTGGATGACGCTGAGCCGACCCTGAGGTTAGAGGCGGCTTGATATTCAGTTGTCAAGTATTAATGAAAGGATTAGGGTGACGATGAGTGATTTGATTCGTAGGCAGGACGCTTACAAAGCAATCTTGGGAGAGACAATCTACGATTCTGTGGACGATGTGGAGATCAATTGTGGTTACTCTGTATTGGATTCCGAAGGATGGCTTGGCGGTATCAGAGATGCATTGAGGGCAATTGAGTATATCCCATCCGCAGAGCCAGAGCGAAAATGGATTCCTGTTACCGAGAAATTGCCTGAAGATAATACTTGGTATTTAGGAATTTTCAAAGAATCGGATACTGGTTATTGTATATCAGTACCATTTGTTTGTTATTATGCCGGAAGAAAAACAATGATTACCACTAAGGATTATTGGATACTTAGAGGATATGATGACATTAATTCTAAATATTATATAAATTTAGAATGTGCTGCATGGATGCCGTTGCCTGAACCGTGGAGAGGTGAGTGATGAGACAGTACGTGAAAATATATTGTTGTGGAGACTGCGTAAATTACAACTGGAAGAAGCACTGCTGCAGGCTCGGCGCGAACAAAGAAGGAAAACCGTCTGATAGCTTTTATCAAGATTGTCCCTTAGGACTACACGAAGAAGATGAAAAGGTGAAATGATGAGTGATTTGATTGATCGAAATGACGCTGTTGAAGCAATCGAATTTGAGAAGGTTTATATGACCGCCTACAAAGGTAGTAGTAACGGTTATGTGAGTGAAGGTAATTTGTTTGAGAAGTACAACAAAGGACTGGACGATGCAATAAAAGCAATAAACGGTTTAACTCCCGTAAAGCCAGAACCGAAGTGGATTCCTTGTAGTGAACGGTTACCAGATTGGAACGAACACAGGAATGAGATGGTGCTTGTTTGCTATGGCAACGGTTCAATCAGATTTGATACGTATATGCATGATGATTGGGTGCATGGGAATCCGATTGCATGGATGCCGTTGCCAGAGCCTTGGAGAGGTGAGTGATGAAGAAGCGTGATTTTGGTGAAATGGTTTCTTTTTTTAACAGTAAAGTATCTGAGATGAACATCAGTAAAAAATGCAAGATGGAATTACTCGGCATGATTACAGCTATAGAGATCAAGCACGATGAACTTTTACCGAAATGGATTCCATTCACGATGCGTGAATTAACAACAGAGGAAAAAGAAGAACACCCTGAATGGGATTACATAATGGACTGTAAATTACCTGATGACGGCGAAGAAATTCTTGTGTCAAACGGTAAATTTGTTTGGAGTGACACATTCGTAAATGATGGTGACGGTTGTTATTTAGATGGCGATACAGACCTTGATGGGTGTGCATGGATGCCGTTACCAGAACCGTGGAGAGGTGAGGAATGATAACAGTAGAAATTGTTGCTGTGTTGGTGATAGCCATTGCGTTTCTTGGAATATTTGTATCGCTTGAACTGAAATGGCTCAGAAATGAAATCAAATATATCACTCGCGCTATTGGCATGCTTGACCATGATTTGTTCATACTTTTTAGTCCAAATAAGGATGATGCCGATGAAAATTGACAAATACTTCCATCTGTACGGCAGGAAAAATGATGTTGTCTTTGAAGAAGTCAAATGGATTCCCGTCAGCGAAGCGTTACCGAAAGACATGGACAGGTTATTAGCGACAATCGTTAGGTCAGACGGAAGTAAACGAGTCCGAAGTGGACATTATTACAAGGGTTTATTTATGATGGACAACGGAGACACATGGAATGAAACGGATAAGGAGGTTCTTGCATGGATGCCGTTGATAGAACCATGGAGAGGTGAAGAATGAATGATTACCAGATTATCGAAGTGCATCGGAAAGCATACAATAGCGAAGATCCGGACAATGTGCCCCTTTACATTGATGCTAACAAAATTATTGCATATGAGGACGGTAATGTTTATACAGTCAACATATGTTTTCAAGTCCATGAAACAGCGGAAGAAATTTCAGCACAGATTTCGGACATTACTGTTAGTCCTGATGGGTTGAAAGAACAAAAGGAAAAGCAGACAAAGGACGAAATGCTTTTGTATATGGTCAAGAAGATGTTGGGAGTGACAGATGAGCATTGAAATAATTTTTTGCAAAGAATGTCAGTATTGGCGGGATGCATTAGTCAGGCAAACTGACGGAAGACTACGCCAGTACAAAGAAAGTGACCGAGACCCGTTATTTAATGCTTTTTTAGTTTCTGCTAATGTAGGATGCAATGCGGGAGCGGTGTGTACATATGACAACCAGAATGGATGTAAAGATAATATAACGTTTCGTCAAGAAGATGATTTCTGTAGCAAAGCAAGAAAACGACCGTGTAGTTATGAAATGTGGTGGGGAATTGTAGACGGATTTTATCCGGAAGGAACAGAATGATAAAGACATTCACACTGAGAGAAATCAAGCCAGATGATCCTGATTATCACAAACCTCTGGACGTGCTGATTGAGGATCTGGCTCATGCAGAACCTGGTCCGCGGTATGGTGACGTAGTAATCACGGTCGAAGATCTGACTGATGTACTTTTTTATCTGGCTGAGTTTCAGCGGAGATTGAAACGATACAAATTTAGGAGATTGAGTAAATGAAGACGGTAAAAGAATTGATCGGTAATTTGGAAAACGCACCGAAGAGAAAAGGAACTTGCTATGTCAACCAGGATGATCTGGCTGCTGCGATTACTGTCTTGAAAGCATTTGAGGATGCTTGTGATACTTTGGTGAGAGTTGCAGACTATATGGGAATACTGAAGGAGCAGACAAATGAAAGTAACAGTTGAAATCAAAGACTATTCTCAGCCGAGACAACAATGCATCCGGGTCCATAACTCATGGTGCGATGGTGAAAAAGTTGAGCTGCAAATCAAAGATCAGTATTATACCGTGGATGCAGCTGAACTTATCAGCGCAATAAAAAGGGCTCAGGTAGGAGATTTTCTGGAATGAAGACGTTGGATGAAGTGATAAAGGTGTTTGAGACGGGGATGCTTTTTTCAGATAAACCCTATGATGAGGCATTACGTGAATTCAACTCCGATGCGCTCCACTACCTGAAGGAATACAAAAACACGGA